AGGAACAACACTTTTTATGGCTAGGGTATCGAGGCTTGGAATTTTGAGAGATTACCCGCAGGTGATGATGGCTACTTCTGGTTACACAATGGATACTACATACCCTATTCCAGGGAAAGATGGTAAGCAGCGAACACAGGTGACACATGGGGTGAGGTTTAATATGCCAGGTTATGCTGGTTGTTGCGGTTCCCCTTATGTTAGCAATACAGAGGCAACAGATGAGGGACTGCAGTACATCCATGTTGCTGGTGGTTTGAACACCAGTGTGGCAACAGCTCTTTGTAGGGAAGATTACGATAGATTTTATAAGGAAGTAACACAAGAGAGGATGCAATGTGAGGTAGTAGATCCAGTGTTAAATTTTGGAAGGTGTTCTTCAAATATAAGACACCTGGTAGAAGCGAGCCCGATTCCCGGTTATACATTGATCGGGGAGATAGATAAGAAGAGCTCACAACCCATTTATTCAGAATTTGAAAAATCCATTCTTTGGGATGAGCCTTTAAAGTATGAAAATAAATTTTTACCCGCAATTTTGAAGGATGACGATGGTTCACTTGCTAAGACGGCATTGAGAAATAAGAGTAGGCTAGAACCAGGTGTTATACCAGAGATGTTGAATCCCAGGGCCTTCGATGGTGTTTTTACTGACGCGATACCCCACTCCTTCCAGAAGATCACACTTAAAGAAGCTATAAAAGGGACATTAGAGTCGCGAGCTTTAGCTAAAGATACAGCCTCTGGACCGCCAATCACCGTATGCAATATAAAGAAAGAACAAGTAGTGGATTTTGAAGAGGGCGATTTGAAGGACGAATTTAAGGTGAGGTTCGAAGAGATGGAAAATAATTTTTCTAAAGGAATTTATGAAAGACAGTTGGCAGATGGCTGTTTTAAGGACGAGATGAGAGGTAAAGAAAAGGTGGAACAGCGGAAGACCAGGATGTTCTTTATTATGCCATTATTATTCAATCTTTTCACCAAGTTGTATTTCACCGTCATGTTTGAAGGGATGCAGACGGATGCCAATGGAGACATCGGTGTAGGGTTCAATCCTTTTTCGATAGAATGGAACATGCTTTACGCCTATTTGAGAGAGAAAGGCTCTTTTGCTGATTTCTCAGATGCTACTGGCTGGGATTTGGTGATGATGGGCTGTTTCGCGGACATACTTGCGAATCATATGAGCTATTGGTACTCATTGACAGACAGACAATTTAAGATTGTACGTGGGATATTACTTATGGCATTATATCCTTATATAACGGTTAAAATTGGGAAGAGATTTGTTGTTCTTTCTGGAACACAGATGCCATCTGGGTGGTACGGAACTTTGATGATCAATTCAATGTATCACTCTTGGAAAAGAAGAGTCATATGGTTGTATTATTGTAAGTTGGTTGATAGGGATATTTTATTTCATCATTTCAATAGACTCAAGGTGACAGGGGATGATTCAGCCCATACGTGGGTCGATAGTTTTGGAGGAGTTAGGATACAAGGCTGGGGTTCTGCTTTTATTGCGAAATGTTCCGATTATTTTTTCAACTGCAAGTTGACAAATTGTTATAAGGACGGACCACCAGAAGATATGCAGATTACGCAAGGAGAATTTTTGAAGAGGAAATTCCTTGTTAGGGATGGAATAGTTTCAGCCGCTTTGAATAAGGATTCCATAATTAGGATGACTCAATGGGTCCAGAAGAATGATGAGCATACACCTCATATTCAATTTGTTATAAATGCGAGAACAGCCATTAGAGAAGCATTTTATCATGGTAGAGAGTTTTACGAAGAATTTAGAGGAGAAATGAACAGACACTTGAAGAGAATTAATTGTTATTCAAATGTCGAAACAAAGGATTATGATGCTATGGCATCAATCCTCGGAAAGCTTCAACATTAATCGGGTTTTGGCCCGAAGGCATTTTATGCCGCTAGTTTAGTTTAGTTTAGATATCTTCGACGTCGGAAGAACAGACGCAGCATATCAGTACATACGGGTAAAAGCGCTGAATATAACACATAATCCAATAGTTTACCCGCTTTGGATGAAGTAAAAGGGTAGCAGAAAACAAAATCATAACAGCCGAAAATCAAAATCAACGTAATGAAGTTGATCAAACCATTACGCAGGAAATAGTAGAAGCGAAGGTCACGGACCAGGAAGGACTCTTTACTTTTAGAGATGCCACCGAGTTGGGAATATACAGTCCAGAACATGTGAGGGAGTTCTTTCCCCTGGTGTATGGTCTGGGAGATTTCACACCGAAGCAGCTGTTGAGGAGGCCACACCTTATTTCCACAATAGCATGGACTAGTACTCTTCCCCAGGTTAAATTCTTCTGGCCATCAACAGAGATAATCACGCCTTTTCTCTCTTATTTGAAAGATCAAGCATATCTGAGGTCAGGCGTGAAGTTTCATTTTAGATTTAACTCAACACCTTACCATCAAGGATCTTTGATCGTGGGTTATTTACCTTACGCTAGAAACTCTTATTATTCCACACACACGCTTACAAAAGAAGAGTTGTCAATGATGAATCCGATGATTATTTCAGCATCAGCACAAACAGAATTGGATTACACGCTGCCATACACAGCACCGGAAGCGTCATTTCCAATAAGAACCACGTATGATTATTCAAATGAGAAAGGAAATGTAGGAATGTTAGTGGTCAGGGCACTGACCCCCCTTAGATACCCGACAGGAGCGACAGATACATTGTACATTAGGGTTTATGCATGTCTGGATGCCCCCACATCCTATGGATTTGGAGAGCAAGTTTCGGCGCAATCTCAAGTGTTTGGCCTTAAGAGAGAGGTGAAAGAAAAACAAGAATTCTTGGGGGCTAAAGTTCTGGTAGAAGGAGCGTCCCAGGTTTTAAGGTCGGTGCCATATGTGGGCCAATATTATGGACCATTGGCAGATGTTTTGAACGAGTCAAACCTTAGTAGGCCCACTTACGAGGAGGGGACGATGCCAATGATGATAGCACCCAATAGACATTTCGCACTATGTGATTCAGTTTTTCTCGGAGAACCAGTTTCAAGTCAGGAAAATATAAACTTGAATAAGATGAGGTATCCAGGGGAGACAAACGATATGACCGTGTTAGAACTGGCAATGGTCCCGGGAATGACTGGAGAATTAACGTTCTCATCATCTAACTTGGGTTCTGATATAGCCTTAGGCAATGCAGAGCCTCGCACAGTGCCATCAACATCATGCGTAGATTACTTAGCTTTGGTGTCATCAGCTTTTACTTACTGGAGAGGAGGAGTGAGATTAGCTTTTTATTTTTGCTGCAATTCCTTCATCTCCGCGCGATTTCAATTATCCTATAGAGACAAAGGGCCAGCCAGTTTGACTAACGGAAATTTAATACAACAAGTACTGGATGTGAAAGGTGACACATGGCACTTTATAACGGTTCCATACATTAGTGATTTGGAATGGGCGAATACAGCGGAGACTAGACCAGGCTTGATTCAGATAACTATGACAAATTTGGTAACGACAGAAGCGTCAGTGACACCATATGTGGACTTGATAATTTTTAGATCAGCAGCACCAGATTTTCAAGTCGCATTACCAAGGGATGTAATTAGATACAATGATGCGGCACAAGCTATGAATGTTCGGGAATTGTTTATTAAAGAAAAGTTCCCGATATTTCAGGTTAAGTGCGAGGATATTTGCGGAACACCGCAAGAACCAAGGATAGCAACACAATACGGGAGGTGCAACCCGGAAAAGATGTACAAGATCTCGGATTTGATGAAGATACCAGCTACAACGGCGAATGGTATATACCCAGAACCACAAGGATCGTATGTGGGAGATCCGGATGTCCAGAATGATAGGAGATTCTTTGCATGGTTTGGTGGAGCTTTTATGTATTGGAGGGGGTCCGTTAGAGTAGGAACAGCAGTGAGACCTTATTATACTCTTAGAGCAGCGGCGGACTCAACCTATGACACTTATTATTCAGGGATACCGTCGCTTAGCGTAGCAGGAGCAGCTCAATCAGGATGGCTCGCGGATATTCCATATTATGAACGAACACCTTACAAGGGAAACCCAGTGTATACAGGCAGACAGGAAACGTCTAACAAGTTTTACACCATAGCAGATTCATCGGGCACAGCGGTAGTGTCAGCAGGAGATGATTTTCAAATGTTCCATTTAGTCCCACCAGCATTTACACCACTCGCAGCAACAGAGGGGGTGTCACTTTTTAGAAAAAGTAAGAGATAGATATCTCGCGATGTTTACATGTTTGACG